ATTGATCAGTATAAGTAGCAGTAAATGATATTTCATAAGAGGTATTTAGCTGAAAATTCACCTTGAATGAGTTATATAGGTCGCTCCAATCAATACGTTCCTCTACACCAGGTGTTCCCCCATTATTGTTGAGGTCGCTCGTAATTAATACCGTTTCGCTCATGATAGCCACCAAAACGGAAAGTCAAACGTTATCTTTCCAGAGAAATTGTCCACTAAGATTTCGTTGCTCCCAGGTTGGAGCCTAATAACACCATCGTCAGTTTGCATTTGATCTGATTTTCCATTTAGAGTTGTTCTTACTCCATTAATTTCCCAAGTACCGTTGAATGGTGATTGCCCTTCTTTGCTTGTTGGTGTGTCTCCACTAGATCCAGTCGTATATGCGCCAATACGTGAAATTGAATCACCAGTAGTCTTATTGGTAATTTTCAGTTTTCCATTAGATGTGCCCTCACAAATCACTTTAAGTTCATGCCCTCGCCTTTCCGGATCAATCATGACATCAGAAGGGTTATACACGATGAAAGAATTACCAGTGAACGTATACTCTGGTTTAGCATTCTTCATGTTATTACCAAAGCCTTCATTCTGGGTATAGGTTAACGATGTGCCAATACTCCGACTCAAGCCGATAAGGTCAGTGAAAGTCACCGTAGCAGACCAGCTATTAGCGGTAAACGTAGGCGCTGATAGCTTGGCTTTGACGTAGTACATTCTTTGAGGCCACTGTGAGAAACATATCCAATAAGCTTCACGGCTAACCAAGAATCTTTGTAATGCGTCATAGGCTAATAGAGAATCGCTCTCATCAATGTTATCCATTGCGACTACCTGCATTGTAATCTGTCGGGTATCGTACGAGCTTGAAAGTAATCGTTGGCCGTCCATTAGCCCAATCTTTTTCAGATTGTCTGTTTGAACAGCCGGCTGAACGTCAGGAGAACGATAGCAGTAAACTCCTTCAAGCTCTGGAACATCAAAACAACTTACCCAGTTCTTGGCATCTCCAGAAATAGCAAATTCAATAGGTTCAAAGTCTAGGTAATTCTTCCCACCAACTCCAACTTTTGTCGGAGAAAGGAAAGGGTATGCACTAGGCTTTTCTTTTGTTGAAAAAACTTGAACGATAGTCAGTCACCTCACTTCATCATGCCAATACGTTTGGCATTGTACTTGTTTATCGGTTTTGCCACATCTTCAACTTCAACACGAGGATGAATGTCAATGCTATTGATTGAAGCAACAGCCGCTTTCATCAGAGCAATCATTTCAGAGTTATAAGAATTATCAGTAGGTGTTCTCCACTCAGGGTGGTTAGCGTTCATAACAGTCCATGCCTTAGTTAGCAGTGGCAAAGCATTACTGTTGTACGGATTAATCACAAATTCATGGTGTTGAGCATTATCACCAACCCAGCCGAACTGTTGCGATGTAATTTCTCCACCAGTAGCCCAACCGTGACCATTACCGATATTGCCCCAACCACCTTCACCACCGTGATTAAGGGCATTAATAGCAGCTAAGATTTGGTCAAAACCTTTGTTAATGTCACGATACTTACCAACTGCCCATGTATTAAATGTTGATGGAATAAACTGAAGCAAACCTTGAGATGGATGCCCAGCTGCTGCGTTGCTATCCCAGTTGTTAGTAATAACTTCACGCCCACCTGATTCAGTTTGAATCTGCCGTAACAGCTTGGCGATTTGCCAACCGGCAATGTGGAAATGAAGCAAACGAGCAGCTGACTTAATTACAGGTGTCCAATCACCGTTGATTGGTTCCTTGATAATCCCAAGCAAATCCTTTAAGACGTTGGCAATCCCACGTGAGAATCCAATAGCCGTTGCTTTACCTAAATCAGCAATTACAGGTACGTTTGAGTTCCAGTTAGTAACCTTCAAGACTAAATCACGTGAAGCTTTGACTGGGTTGTCAATAAACTCTTCAGCCAACTTATCTTGTTCATCTTCTGAAAGTGTCCCACCTGCATAGTGAGGAATACCCATCCGATTAAGCAATGGGTCAGTGTGGGGAGCATCAAGTACCATTGCACCACGTTCTAGGTCATGAACAGTGTTCTGACCTTGTGGTAACGAGAATCCACGTGAAGGTTCCCATACCAGCTCTTGCTTATGTGCGGTTGGCCCGTCATTCAAAACAGCCTTACCGCCTGGGTGAAAGAAAGTACCACGTGCATAGTGGATTGAGCCTAAACGCTTATCACCACCGAAATCAGAGATAACAGCATTGATAGCACTGATACCAGAGTTCAACCGGCTAACAATGCCTGACATGGCACGTTGGGCAATGCCCGGTAGCTTATCAAACCCTGAACGCATGGCACTAACCACGTTACTAATCCAACTCCGCCAGCTAGAAATGAATCGACTCGTAAAGCTATGCTCACGACTATAAATGGCATTCAAATGACTTGATACAACACTGAGTGCTCTTGATAGGCCACGACTTGGGTATGAATCAAGCCTAGTCCACGTATTCTTCCAATCACTATCGAATGATTTTCTAAAGCGTTTCAGTTCAGAAATAACATTCTTAGTCATCTTCTCAAATTGACCAACGAATGAATGCTTGCCACTCATCGATTTATCGGCTACTTGCATCTGTTGAGCAAGTAACTTACCGAACTGCTCTTTCTTAACCGTCTTGGTCAGCTTTTGCACTGACGAGTTAAGCCGGTCCATTGGGTTGTTCTTGCGCTTAAAAGTATCAAGGGCTTTATCAACCACCTTGAATGCCTTAGCAGATGTTTCAAGTGGCTTAGCCAAACCCTTCCAGTATTTAGCTGACTCTTTAACCGCTGGATTAATCTTGCGGAACTCTTTACTCATATCACGTAGTTGTTTAGTTGGGTCGTCTTTCTTTACGATAGCTTTCAACTCTTTAAGCGATTGAGTATAAGCCCGTACGGCTGAGTTCATCTGCTTGATATTGGCAATATCAGACTTTGAGTAGTGATTACCCCCCAATGACTTGATTTCTTTTTGGGATGGTTCTTTTGAAGAATGGCTTGAGCCTTTTTTACCGATAGTTTCATCCCACCAGTTACCCATACCTTTCCAGAACGATTGCCATCCTTTACCGATAGTTGACCAGACTTTGTTCCAATCATGCTTAACAAAAATATCATTCAATACTGATCCGATACTCTTACCAAACTTACCAACTGAAGGCCCAATCTTACCACCGATTGTACGACCAATTAAGCCACCAAGTGCGGCTCCAGCTGGACCGCCAAAGAAGAATCCAATACCGGCACCAATACCAGCACCAGCAGCCTTCCCAACATCACGTGAACGAGTTGTTCCATTATGGGTTGTAAAGGCTCCATGAATATCTTTGACAAGGTCGTATGCTTCTACGGCTAAACCAACACCTGAAAGGATTCGGCCACCCAGTGAGCGTCCAACCTGTGCAAATTTTGAAGCATTAGTTTTGGCCGCAAAGCGAGTAATAAAGTTGCCACCAGCAGATTCACCAGTTTTAAGAGCTTCGCTAGGCAAAGGCTTAAACAGATTCTTAGCCCAGCTAGTTCCACCTTTGAACCATTGAGCTGGATTAATCTTGATTCTTTTAAGGCTTTCAGCACCATTGAAAATATCTCTAAAGATATGTCCGGTAAATTTCATTCTACCGATACTTAAAATTCCCTTGCTAACTAGTCCAAGACCATCTGCAATTTTGAATAGCTTCCCATAGGCAAATTGGGTCATCAAGACCATGCCAATGCCTTCCAAAACGCTCATTGCAATTTTGTTTTTGCTGATTCGATCAAGACCGTCAGCAATGGCATCTAACGCATCACCATGTTTTCCAGATAGCAATTGAATAACTCGACCAATCAATTCAAATGGAGCCATTGCAGCTTTCCAAACGCCTTTTCCAAGTACGATTGCCATTCGACCAAATGCAGTTACAATCTTGCCTAAATCTTCAGCATGTTTAGGCGTTAACCATTTTGCAAATTTCGTAGCTAAGTCAGCAATTGCTTCTCCAACTTCTTTGAATTGTGGCTGAAGCTTATCAAGTGCTTTTGATAATGCACCAAGTCCTTGACTAGATGATTGTGCTAGCGGAGCCATCATTGTTTTCCAGCTATCAGACCATTCTGTTTTCATATGGTGAATGGCGCCTTCGCTGGTTTTCTCCCAACTCTTAGCATTTTTAGCATAATCTACTGAAGCTTTTTCAAGAATGTCATTGAATTGAGAAGTGGTCATCTTGCCAGATGCAAGCAAATCATCAAATGACTTCTTACTCATACCACTAGCTTTTTGCAAAGCAGCAGTTAAACCAGGCGCTTGTTTTTCCAAACGACCTAATGATTGAGTCGTAACTTTTCCGGCAGATTCAATCCGAGCCAGACCATTAGCAAAGGCATCAGATGCCGCATTTGAAAGATGCAGTGAATCAGTAATTGACCCAACACCTTTTGAAAGTGTAATGGCTTCTTTTGCACTGCCAGTTAATCCGTAGAACCGAGTAACCAAGTTACCGACTGCGGCTCCAGACATGTTGGTATTCTCTTTCAAATCAGCAACAGCCGCACCAACTTCTTTGATTTGACCTTTAGTCATGCCTAATGCACTCCACCGAGCAACAACTTGTTGACCAGCTGCCGCAGCTGCTAATCCTTGCTTGGCAAAGCCAATTAGACTCGTAGTTGCGGTTTGAATACCATTACTGATAAGCGAACCAACCACGAAGTTTCTAGTCAAAGAATGGCCGGCCTTTTGAGCTTCATTAGTAGCACCAGTCAGTTGATGCAAGTGAGTTTGTGCTTCACTGGTATCAGCATGTGGCTTAATGATAGGTGCCTTGTTCTTCAAGGCATCAACATTTTTACCAAACTCATCAAGGCTAGTTCGGGCCGTAATTGTGTCAGCTTGAACGGTTACCGTTCTCGTTCCACTCAATTTGTCGATGTTATGATCTAACTTTTGAATAGCTTCATCAGTTTCATTGACGGTTGATTTGGTGGAATTCAAAGCATTCTTATATGAAGTTTGTTCAGTAGCTCCGAAGTTAAACTTCATCCCCAATTGGGATAAATGTTGCTCTAACTGATTAAAAGCCTGATTAGTCTTAGCAATGACAGAGGTAACACGGTCTTCACCACTGATGACAATTTTCTTGTGAGCAATAATTTCAGCCATGTTTTACCCTCCCTGCCTTTTCTTGATTTTGGCGTGAGAACTTGTTGAAGAATGAGCCAAATTGCTTTTCACGTTTCTTTCTGATTGCTTGTTGCTTCTGGTAATCTTCATCGTCAAAGTTGTCCAAATCGTTTTGGAACTTATCTAGCATACTTGACATCTTGTCAGCATTAATACTCTTTTCAGCCATGAGAACCGGTCGAGAAACCTGTGTCAGCATGAATGAAAATTGACGCTGATTAAGTTCTTTCTGCTGTACTCCAGCAAGCATAAATTCAAACTCAGGAATGGTTAGTCGGCTTAATTCATCCGGCTTAAACGGGCCAAAGACTGTATTGGCATCTTTCAACCGCTTCAAAAAGTCCTTATGCCATTCATCAATTATTTTTCGAGCTGCTTTAACTCTTTCTTGATTTGAGTTAACCCGGCTTCCGCTGACTTGAGGTCGATGGTGGCTGATTCCTTTTGGTCCTTGTCGGTAAGCCCAGACAAGACTTTCTTGGATACGTCCACGATATTTTGACGCGATTTCAGGTAGGCTTTTAATTTCAGCATTAAAAAACCATTGTCCTTCAGTTTCTTGAACAGGTCAGATAACACGTCAGGGTTCTTAAATACGCCTGCTTCCTCCAAGCCTTGAGCAACATCATTCAGTGAAGGCAGTTGCTTGGTTGGAACATCTAAAGCGTAGCGATAAGCATTAATAATCGCTTCAGGTTGGCAATCAACCAAGTCATTAATCAAATGACTGAAACCATCAAGAGTAACTTGACCGTCATTATTTTTTACGGCGTAATCTTCAATCAATCGATTAGCAAATTGCATATTGAACTTCACGTCGTAATCTTTTCCATTAATCTTTAACATTTGAACCTCCTAAAGGCCGCCCTTGCGTACTGTTTATTTCTTAGGCGACGTAGTTAAATCCTAGTTAGTGAGAGCCACCTGCTACTAGTGACCAGCGCCTGATTCATCAGTAGCAGCGCCGAGCTTAGCAGTTGCTGAAGAATCACCGCCGTGTGAGTCGTCACTGGAGTTATCAACAACGTTACCAGATGCATCAGCACCGATTTGACTAGGCAAGGTAAAGTTGTAGAACTTAGCAACTGTTGAGAACATGCCGTCATCAAAATCTTCTTGACTCATAACGAATGGATTACCGTCTTCATCATAACGACGAGCAATTCCAGTGACTTCGAAGGTAATGTTTTGGCTAATAGCCGTGTTCAAAGCTTCGGTTTCTGGCAATGCAGAAATCTTAACTTCGGAGTATTCAGCATTAACGACTTGCTTACTGCCTGACATGTGAACAGTGTTCCAATCAACACGCCATAGACCAATGCTTTCGTGGTGCTCCCAAGCATAGTAAAGGTCACGTGCGACATCGGTCTTAGAACCATCCCCATTAGTCAGAATGATATTAACAACCCGTTGTTGGTTAATTGAACCGGTGTCCTTGATGTTAAATTGCTTAGTTTGAGTGGTCCCCAAAGTAGCCGTGTTAGTGCCTGAAGTAGCCCCTTGTGTACCTAATGGGTGGCACTTATTGGCTAATGGTTCATGTTTAATCAGCTTGTAGTAATACAAAACCTTATCTGAGGACTTTGGTTCCACAAGCTTCTTTGTAGAAATTTCTGCCATTTATTTTTCCTCCTAACGAAAAAGGACACGACTATGAAATCGTGTCCTCGATAATGTTGTAATTTACTCTAATTATTTGTCTATTTAGAATTCTGTTTGTTGATGAATCGACCATTGAACTTAATGATGGTTCCCCGTTCATTTGCACAGAGAAGCCGTCTACAGAGATTTTTCGTAATGCTTGCATAATCTTATACGCAAGCACTAATCCTTCCTCTAATCCGTTATCAGGAGTAATTGCATCAATTTGAAATGAATAGCTATAACGACGAGCATTTTTTACATACTCATTCGGATCACCACTCAAAATGCTTACACGGCAAGTAGGAAGTTTCTTAGGTATTTTTTGAGACGGAGTATACGTTGATACTCCTAAGCCACTAATCGAATCAATGATTGACGTATATAGCTCAACAAAAGGTGCCATTAATCAAACCCCCTTGAAATTGCATTTGATACATCATCATCAAGGCTTCCGTTGCCCGAATGCAAATTGAGATGATTTGCCGCATCTTCAAACGGGTGGTGCGCTGGATATTTACGAGTTAGTAGTCCAAACTCAAATGCCTGAGAATAGTTATAACCATTGTTGTTGATATCAGTATAGATGCGGTGCTTGTTACCGTCCTTGTGGTCTTTTAAGCGGTCGACCATGTGTTGATTGTTAACTTTATGGTCGAATGCATAAACACCCGGATGGTAACTTGGTTGGCGATACTGTCGTTCACGCATTAATGTTGAAACCTCTTGAACTGTTTTATCAGCCATAACATCGACTGCTCGCTCGCCAGCCGTTAATGCTCTAGCCGACCTAATTCGTAGTTCTCTTCCAGCATCTCCAAAGCCGTTTTTATCAAGCACTGCCGATATTTCAGCAAGTGTTTGTTTGGCTTCCTCATCGTCATAGTCGATATCAATTTCAGGTACGTGGTCATTAGTCCAACTCATCAGCGTTCACCTCACGATCTGATGCGAAATAAATATCTGTGCGATTAGCATGTTTTCGTATTTGAATTACATCTAGTTCTGGTAATTCTTCATTCTTTACAGATTCTTGTGGAAAGGCTACTGAATCCGCAACTTGATTGCCACGAATACGAGCTAACCATGTCATATCATATTGCTTACCAAACAAATTGTTTTGGACTTGAGCTCCATTGACTTCTGTAAGATGCGAAATGACCTTCTTATAGCTCTTTTCTACTGTGTCATCAAGTTTACCGTGCTTAGTTACTTTCGTGATTAAAATCAATGGTCTAATCCTGCTTACCATGACCAAGCACCACCCTTAAATCCAGAGCCATCACGATTAGCAAGATACTTTTCAAGCAAAGTGATATAAGGGTCTAATTCGTTATCCTGAAAAGACCAACTAGCCCCTTCTTCGCTATATGATTTTGTACCATCGGCATCGTTGACAGTTTGAACATAATGGGCCTCTGTCATTCGAATAACGATTACTGCTAATTGCTTTGGCAAGCTGTCCTCTCCAACATATAAGCAAACCATATCACTTGCTTGCTGAATGTAATTTGTTAAGGCTTTGTCCATTGAATCATCGGTGATTCCTTTATCAGTCTTAACCGCATTTAAGATGTAGTCTGTTTGAATCACTTAGATTCACCTCACTTGATAGCATTCAACAAGTCAGATTTGTTCATAGCACTGTTGTACTGAATACCATGTGCATCCATGTAGGCCTTAATTTGGTCTACGGTTTGTGCATTTGTTGGTTTAACGTTGCCATTGGGGTTAAATGCCCCGTCTGTTGATGATGAAGCATTAGCCCCATTATCAGACGGGGATGTTATTTTCCCACTGTTGGTTCCTTTTGAGCAGGCTTTGCAGGGATGAATTCCTTATCCAATTTGGCGTTATATTGAACAATCTTGATGTTACGTGGGTCAACAATAGAAGCCCAAGTGTCGCCCTTTTCAAGTTCTGCGTAGGTAACAGTTTGACCTGCAGGAACGAATGACTTAGCTACTGAAGTACCAAGAACGTGAGTAGTAACAACACGCCGGTTAATAACGTTTGTCCGACCACCTTGTGTACGTGCTTGACGTTCAGTTTCAACAGCGTCAGATGGTGATGCAACAGAGTAGCCCACAGAGCCATTACCAAATACATATGAAGTTGATACACCATCATCAGTAATTGGCAAATCATCATCAACAACAATTGTCATACCGTTGTATGTATTAATTGGAGTTACCGCATTAGCAGGTTGAACGGTTTCAATCATTTGTTGAGCCTTCATTTCAGCATAAGTTGCTGAGTTAACGGCAATCTTGTTAAAGGTGCTGTCTTGTAAGTCACCTAAACGACCAATGGCAGCTAAGAATCCCTTAGGTCCAAAAGTATCAGTATCAGTGAAACTCTTAGCAGTTGCAATGTCGGTGTTGCTAAATACACCCTTCAAGATGTGGTTCAAAATCTTTTGGTCTTGGAAGTTCCAGTATGGGGCGAACCGTTGAGCAATTACTTGTTGCACTGGAGCACCTGAAACTAATGACGAAATGTCGGTGTAACCGAATGCCTTAGCTTGACGGAACTTGAAGGCCAATTGCTTACCAGAAGTAAGTCCTTCAACTTCGATATCATTAGTATCAGTCCAAGGTTGTGGGTCATCAGCGTCAGCAATATCGTTAATGAAAGGCATGTTGACAAAGTCACCGGGTGCTAAAAGTTGACCGCCAAGTGATGGGTCATTAGTTAAGATTCCAGATTGAATCAAACGGTTAGTCTTAGTAGATAGATTCATAACATAATTGGCGAAGACTTCAGGCACAATCATGTCAGCTAAAGATGTAAACTTATCAGCCATTTATTTATTCCTCCTAATTTTGTTGGCTTAGTTGCATGTAAAGGTCAGGATTTTCACGATAGAGAGCTGTTTGTTCGTCTAACGTCATGTCACTGAACTTTTTAGTTGGAACATCACTGCCAGAACCACCATTCTGTGGTTCTGATTGAGCAGAACTACGGTGAATAGCGTTCTTTACACCTTGGTCAACTAAAGACTTGTACTTATCGATGTTTTGCTGAGTTTCTTCTTCATCTTTACCAACGAGCATTTCAGCAGCATCGGTTGGCAGATTAGCTTTAGAAAGCATGTTGCGGGCTTGAGACAACCGATCACGTCGTTCTAATTCAGCAAACCGCTTATCAAGTTCTGCGCTCTTCTTGTCTAACTCCGCTTCACGTTCCTTGGCATGCTTATCAGCTAGTTCCTTCGCAGTCATCGTGGCTTCGTCCTTGCCATCTTGTTTGGCTTTAGCAACCGCATCAGCAGTCTTTTGTTCCCACTCAGCCTTCTTAGCATCTAACTGCTCTTTAACGAGCTTAGCTAAATCGTCACGAGTAAACGTAGCTTGCTTTGAAACTTGTTGCTCTTCTTGCTTGTTTTCTTCAGTATTCTTTGGTGTTTCTTTTTTTACGTCTTCTGGCATATAAATGTCCTCCTTAAATCTCGCTTTACGCCCGGCGGCGAATCTAGCCATCTCTTTAACGACTGTTGACCGCTGAAGTCATAAATTTAGTCAAAATAAAAGCAACTATCCGTTTCCGAGTAGTTGCTTATTTGTTATTCAAAATCATCATCGTCCATCATGTCGTCAACCAAAGGTAAATCATCGGCATCAGAATCATGAACTTCTACAATCCAACATTGGCAATTAGGATGCATTGGTGGAAGATTAACGCCTTCCTCAGCATCATCAACGTCATAAGTGTTGCCATCGATATCAGTACATTCAGAACATGAATTCTCTGCCTCAAGTGACATAAACCGATACTGAGAAACTCCACGAGCTTGATAATCAACAATCGTCGAGCTGTTAAGGTCACGGCAGGCTTCCGTTCGTATGATTCGTTGAGCCGAACCACTAGCGCCCTTTGAAACGTTATTGCCAGTCAAAATCTTTTCAATCCGATTAGCCCAATCAGTATGAGCATCACTAGACTGTGAAGCTTGTTGTGCGACCTGCTTAATCTTAGTAATCACGTTTTGAATGTTGCTATTGATGTTGTTATCACCCGAGTTATAGTTGTCCACCGCACGACTAGCGGTATGTTGCAGCATCAAGTCATAATTAACTGGTAAACGGTGATATTGAGGCGTTACGTTAGCTTGCACATGGCTAATCTGCTGTACTTTTTGCGGTACTGTGCCAGCCATTTGTCGTAGTTGAGCATGTTGTTGTTTAGCCACTTGAATCATCGGTACTGCAATACGAGCAGTTTCCAAGTCACCATTAGTTGGGTGACCCATCGTAACCATCGCAATTGCTCCATTAACAAGTGAACTAACATCTTCATTGCTAATCAGTTGCAATTCACGTCTAATATCATCCAGGTCGTCTTTTGAAGGCTTACCCGACCAATTAGCTTTAGAATCTAAAAACGCGCTAATTTCGCCCTTAATTTGACGATTAGCACGTTTATATAATCTTTCTAATTGTTGGCCGTATTTGTTATTAGCACCATAGACCGATTTAATCAGTCGGCGCATCTGCTTACGACTTAGCATTGTTATCACTCTTATCGTCTGATTGGCCTTGTCTCATTGCACTGAATAAGTCATTCATAGTCTTTGGCTGTGCATCGGGCACTTGTTGCTTTGCCTTAGCCTGTGCTTCAGCTAAATCAACTGGATTGACGCCTTTAAGTGGAGCATCATCGAATTGGCTTGGGCCTTCATTCTCCTGTTTTTCAGCATCAATCCGTTCTTTTTCAGCATCAGCACTTACGCCAGTGACTTGACTAATCATTTCACGTAACGTGTCTTCACTGACTAAGTTTGAGTTGGCAATTTGGACGACCATGTTTACCAAGTCAGCATTATTACGAGGCAAGTTAGGTGTGTAGTGTGGCGTGTAACTGTTCATTAAATCAGGACTATCGATTTCTAGGTTTTTCTTCCAGAAATTACCCAACAACCGTAACCGGCGCATAATGCCACGTGTATATAAGCTTTCTTGCATTGACCGCTCTTGGTCTTCACCAAAAAGTTTATACATCAAAGCCACACCTGACGATTGACCGCTAAACGCTTCGTCGGTCGTATTTGGTGTGTTGGTATCCTTATGAATATCAGTGCTCAACTGATTGATGAAGGTTTGCCACCCTGCTTCGTTAATCTGCTTAGTCAAATACTCAGCAGATGAAGGGATGATGGTATTTGAACCATTAGCAGATGGGACAACCGATGGTTTCAACCACAAGAACGGGTCTTTGGTGTCAATCTTTGGTACCTTGACTGGCTGACCGTCATCGTTAATCATGGTTGAACCGTCAGCATTCTTTACTTCGACTTCATTGTCACTGAAATCAAGGTCACCATTCAGAACCAACTTAGCATTAGCAAAATCTTCTTCACTGTTAGCCATTTCAGACATAGCCAAGTCATATGCATCAATTTCATCAAGCTTGGATTCCCAATCGCCAGTCATGTTTTCATTGTTAACGAATTCGGTTAATGGAACAGCACCAAACGATGTTGTTTCCTTGCTAACCAACTGGTAATCGCTGTCACTTTGAGTAGTTAATCCATCGCTACTCTTAAAGTGATAAGTCGTATCAGTAGTGTAGACGTCAATGTAGCTATATTGCTTGCTGTTGTATTCAACTGTGTAGTAGCGCACGCCAAACAAGCTGTGACGGTCAATCGAAGTGTCATACACCACAAAAGCTGTTGCTGGGTCAATCGCGCGCATCTTAACGTCAGGTGTTTGAACATTACCCTCATCATCTTCAGTAGCTTCGCCAGCGTAAAGCAGCTCATAAGCTCTACCAGTAGTCGACAAGTTAGTCTTCATGACCTTTTCATGGTATTTCTCATCATTTTCCTGATTGAATTGGTTGAGTAAATTATCAATCTTACTATTATCGCCATCTTCATCATCTGGCTTAAATTGGATTGGTTTACCCAGCATGTAACCAACCCGCATGTTAGTAATAAACTTAGCAAAACCAGAGGCAATCCGGTTATCAGCCCGGTTTCGAAGTTTCTTATCGTTCGCCCAATAATGAATATCGTTATCGCCTAAGTAATAACGTTGAAGTTTCGTGATTCGTGGCGAATCAATCATATAATGCCGTGATACAAAATAAGCGACAACCTGGCTAATCGACGTCAAGTTACCGCCCTTAAATGCTGTATTAAATTCATCTTTTGGCATTACATAAGCCTTGTTAGCTTCCGGCGACCATCGTCTGCCATTCAGCAATGACCGTGCATATAACTCTTTAGTATCAAGTACCATTTAGACACCTCACAATCCAAAACGTCGTAGTCCTTTAGTAATTGTTTGCTTATCGTTAGTTGGGTAGTATGATTTCTGCTCTTGTTCATGGATTGGTGTAGCCAAGCAGTACCGCATCGAATCCATAACGTGGTCCATTTCTTTAACTGGCTTATCCTCAGCCTTGTCGTCCCACTGATAATTATAGATTTCTTCCATAAACTTTTGCGTGTGACCTTTCTGAACAAAAAAGCGGCCACTCTTCATGAGTCCCGCTACAATTTCAATACCCGGTACGACCAACTTCCAACCGTACAAGGCATTAATCCCGTTATGTTTGAAATGGTCAATGAACTCTGTTCTCGCTGTATCACAATAGAACGGCATCTTATAACCATATTTCTTTTGCAATTTACGAGCTACTTTAGTCCAATAATCAATTTCTTTGAATCGTTCCGTCTTTTCATCAACCAAGTAATAGTTACTATTGGCATCAATACCAAACACAGTAATTGAGCACGGGTGATTATAGCCCCAGTCGATACCAGCTATATAGCGAACCATTTTAGGCACATCATTAACAACCATCTTGCGCTCGTCAAAGTCACGATAGATAGCACCTTCACCAGTAACCCATAAGCCATAAATAGCTCTGTCTGTAAACATCCCCGAAGGAGTTTGCGCTTTTAAGGCACTAACATACTCAGCAGGCAAAAATGTATTGTCGTCAATTGTGAAGTTGAAAGATCTAATCCGTGACTTGGGATTGTCTGCCTTGTCGATGTAATTAACCTTTAACCAGTGATTAGGGTTATCTGGTCAAGGGTTGGTATCACAGATAATTCTTGAACCTTTAAAACTACACCGCTGAAGTATTTCTTGGAACACACTTTCGGTGGCTAATGAGCATTCGTTAATATAAGCGCCCATTGCCGTCATACCACGAATGTTATTAACACCACGATCGGTGCCTGTATAACTTTGTACAATTTCTACATTCATAAAGTGAAAATGACCATGGCGATCTGGCTTCAGATCAATACCAAACTGGTTATTAAGAGCAGCAATAACATTTGTAAAAATAGAATTGCTTGAAAATCCAGCAAGAATATACAGAGGCTTTCTCACCCCACTTTGCTTGGCAAGTTTTGATACCCGTCTAAGTTCCATTAAAAAAAGCCAATTATCGATAAAGGTTTTCCCACTTCGAACGGCACCACTTAAGATCATTAAGCGCCAATCATCATGTAAATAGCTCTGCAATACAGATTGCTGTTTTGCTGTAAGAATATCTGATAACGCCAACCTTAACCACCTCCTCTCAAATAAAAAAGCACTCAAATGAGTGCCTTTTCCTTTATTACATTTGTTTCCAAAAATAGCCTTTATATGGTTTACCATTCTTCAAATGATAACTTATGCTTGCATCATCGAAGCCACTTCTTTTAGCTTCATGTCTTGATGGCCAGATTTTTATTAAATTACCATTCAAATCATACTGGCCCACAGGCTTGCTTAAATCAGCTCGGTTAGTGAACCTTTTCTTAATGTATGGATCAATTGTCGCTGGCGCTTCATCACCAAGCACAAATCGCCACATATATCCTTGGTGAGTTTGTATTTTCCCAGAACAACACTCACCAATATGCCTAGCATGGTAGCCAGTTCTTTCTGCCTCATGTGACGACTTCCAAACCCTAACCAACTTACCGCTTAATGTATATTGCGCTACAGGTTTGCCTTCTTTAACTCCAACCCTTTTAGCTTTGTCATGATACAAATTGTTGTAAATGTTTGTACACCATTCAAGGTTACTTACGCTGTTATTGGATTTGTCTTCATCTTTATGGTTAACTTGCGGCAGTTTCTGAGGATTAGAAATGAATGCTTGAGCAACAAGCCTATGTATTAAAAGATGTTTGTATTTTCCACCTTTATACAACATGACTATATGATAGCCACGATTGTTTACCGATCCTTTAAGGATAGTGCCACCTTTATATAGGCTTTTTACACGCCCTAAATTACTAACTTGGTACAATCCCTCGTATCCTTGAATATCTTTCCAAATTTCTTTAGAATTATCCATGTAATCATATCCTTTCTATGGTTACCTGCTCTAAGGTGTCTCCAGCACCGCTAGGGCTTTTCTTTTACAATAATATTATACTACCAAATCAGCCACAAAGCCCATCATATCAGCATTTGTTGCCACTTTCTTTGTTGCTTTCATCGATTAATTTATCCATGACTTTGTCAAGTGCTGTGGCGATGTCTTGCCCGTTATCTTCAAGCGCCTTCGCACGAGCTTCAGCAACTCTAGCATCAGCGTTAGCCTTACGCAATTGAGCTTTTGTTAATTCATCGGCCAATGGATAACGCTTTAATACTTCACGCCATGCTGCAAGCCTTGTCTTTAAGTTAGCTGGCACTTCAGTTTTCTCCCATTGGCCAGACAAAGGATTAATTTGTGCTTGTGTTTCAGTCGTTTCGCCACGAGCAATAGAAGTGATGGCCTGCATAGCTTCTCTAGCGTCTGCGATTTTGTGTGATTCAATCTCGCCCATTTTGGCGTTAATATAGGCTTTTACCGTAGGTTTTTGTAGGTTTTCTCTACCTGATACTTCATTGGCATATCCAGCCTTTATCGCAGATTGTGTGGCGTTACCACTCTTAATATATTCATCTGCAAACAATCGTTGTTTTGCTGTCAATTTCATGGCATATCACCACACCACCTTTCTCTGTGCAAAATAAAAGACGGTAGCCGTTAAGCTATCGCCTTAGTTATTCAATCGTTTATGTATTAATTCTTGTAGTTCTTTCAAATCATCATCATCAGCTAAATCACGGATAAACTTACGCGCATAAGACCGATAACGATATATCCGTTGTTTGTCCTTGTTCTTATCGTTCCACTTCTTATTAGCCTTCAGTTGAGCTTCACTAACCATAATGTCGACCTTCTCACGTTAATATGGTATACTAAATATGCAAAAAGCCAAGAGGCTCCATCTCTTGACTTCTTGCGTTCCGGAAATAAAGCTAACCTGCTAACCGCTATTTGCGATTAGCTTTTTTTATTATCGCATAAGCCTTAGCGAAGTTAATCGCGGCTACCGACAATAACCAAATTGTCAGTGCGATAACATGGCAGCCTCTCTTTCCGGAGTACTTTTATTTCCATCAGTATCATCCCCTTTCCGGATTCAGGGAATCACTTCCGGAACGCTGTAGTCTTTCGGGCGTCCCTTACTTGACTACATTTACATTATACATTATTAACGTATAGATAACAACAGAAAATTGAAAGAATCTTATTTATTTTTAAGTACTTTAAAAGCTGGCAAGCGTTGACCTGTCGGCTTTTTCTTTTGCTTCATATGTTTCTCAGCTCGGCACAACATCATGTACTCTTGCTTAGATGCTACCAAGCCAAATCGTTTAGTCTGGTACATTAATAAATCGTCCACTTTAACCGTAAATCAAGAGCACGTTTATAAGACTTCATAGAATGCTTTTGCTCTTGTAAAATCGTTTTGTCGAAGTCGTCTAGTTGCTTGTAAGTATCAGACTTCATAAATGTCTTCAGCTTAGTAATCTTTTTTGCTAGTTCTTCTCGTTCTGCTGATAATCGATCCAATCGTTCATTTTCTTCTTTCATCTCGTCAGATACCTCCTGTGGAATAAACTTATTACCCAGCGCTATTAAAATCTGGTCATTATTTTTCTTTGTAATAAAATCTAAGTAATTCACATTTCCCTCCAAACAAAAAAGGCAGCCGTTAAGCTGACTAATGAATTATTTATCTTTTTTATTTTTAAATTGGTTTAGTAAATCAACAGGCACAACAATACTAGTAGCTTCTTTAGACTCGGCTTCCTTATCCATGGACTCATATGCCTTACTATATTTTTTCTCAAATATATTTTTATTTTCATCGATATATCGACTATCTTTTTTTAGCTCTTTTCTAGTAACAAATAAAGACTTAAGAATGGCTTTTCGCCAATGAATCCTCGTAGCAGTTTCATCATCGGTTGTTTCTAACTCATTACCAAACTTTTCAATATCACTTTCTAATTTATAAATTATTTCTCTCAAATCTTTTAAATATGTTTGATAATTCAATGTTGAATCCACGGATAGCTGATCTAACCTCATCGATTTTACCAATCTCAAATTATCTTTAAGACTTTCTATTTGAAATAGTAATTGTGCTTTATCAAATCTAGAATCATCAACATGATTTACCTTAAATATCAACAAATCAATATCGTATAGAGCTAATAAGATTGAATTAGATATAACAATATCTGTTTGCTTTGAGTATTTTTTAGAAAAATTATATTGAGATATCCAACCTGCAATTGAAATTACTAAGGCTATTATTGAAATTACTATTGGTATCACCTTATCCCAATGAGCCACAAAGAAATCATAAACAATTTTCATATACATCACCGATAACATCATACAAAAAGCCCAGTCGTTTGACTAGGCTTGGGTGATGTATATGTGTGCCCGGCTTTCCACACCAGACACGCTCCAGCAAACGTGTTGCATTCACACCAATATATAGAATCAAATATATTTTTGTGGTGCTTGCTGAAGCTCGTAAGCAATCGAGTTGACGTGTCTAAGATTATAGTGGTTATTCTTAATGATTGCTTACTATGCTAGAGGGTGGAGTCGAACCACCGCTGTGCGCAAGCTTCCGTTGAATCGCATAAAATTTCCACCTGTGCCCTGCCGAGGACCATAGCACGAAGCACTGTTAATCAACAAAAGAAGGGTCAGGATCATCTCCTTTAATTGATTGTGCTTCAATATGGAAGGCATAAGACGAGTGAGGTGCTAGCTTCACCTCCAAATATATATTGTCTTCCAATGCTGATGGACGGAATCGAACCGTTCCCGTAGGACGTCAAATCCTACACCTTTATCAGCGTAAACTTACGTGTAAGGGATGTCCCTTTCCGCAAGTATAATGTGCACTCGTTAAGCCGTTGAAGTTGAGTGCGAGCTTCTTTCGTTGCGATTTCAACGTGGTTACCGTGAGACTAGCAGAGACGGTATTTAATGCTTTTTTGAGTACTTCTGAAAGGAATATTTATTAGAAAATTGGAAAACCAATTGCTCGTGACTGTAAAATAATTTGTTACTAGTCTCGACGTGAATTATGGGACTCGAACCCATCGCTCGGCCGGTTCCGATTCACACACGCTTAATAGAGAGATCCTGAGTTGCGGTGTTCGTAACTTGTCTATCTCCTTTAAGCCAGAGTTGATTAATTTGAGTAGTTTAACGACGTGCTCAGGTCGTTAATTTGAAAAGCATTCGCATATCTTTGCGACAATAACATATTAAAGCCGTTTTCCCTCAAAATCCTGCGTATTTACTGCAGATTTACTGCAGAAAACCTGCAGAAAGACTGCAGAATTACTTTTCAACTAAAATTCCTTTGACGGGGATGATTCTTGCTGCTTCATACAAGGCGTTATCCTGATAGTCATAGAAGGTACGCTCTGATAAGCCAAGCTTCATTCTTACTTCGGTCACACTGCGATGATGATGAACAAACCTGTTATCAAGTATCAAGGCATAAAGTTCATGCTCATCCCCTTTTGATGCTATGTATTCGATTACCCCTTCTCTTCTTTTCCATTCGCTTTGTGCATTTGCCCAGTCTGTCATTCTCGCATCTGGAGCAAACGATTTGCCTTTGGGCTGCCCATCAAAAGAAGGCGACCCGATAGTAATCTCTTTACGCTTAGCTTCATCTCGCCAATCCCAATATTCAGACAACCACTTTCGGGCATTGTCACATGATTTCTTGCGATTATACTTTTCAAATATGCGGTTCAAGCGCCTACACCCCTTGTGATATAATTAGTTTGTTATATTTATATCGATGGGATGTTCGCTTTACGGACATCTTTTATTTTTTCGGTGCAAAATCAACTGAAATTGCACCGATTTTTTTATTTAACCCGAATCATCAATAAATGATTACCAGGCTTCCTAATGTGTTTCTTCGTCCAAGCAACAGTAGAATGCAGATGTTTCAACCCCATCTTCTGCCTTGAAGACAATTCATCATAAGTACCCACATCGATAAAGACATCCCCTTTGTACAAGGCATAAACGTTGTTGTTCTTGTATACCATGCTTAACATCCCTACCTGTAACTGTTCTTAAATGCTCTGCTGGTAGGCTTAACATCCATTCCACTGCGCAATAAGACAAGCGCATCGACATAAGTAGTGAAGTTTTTAGTCTTCATATATCCGCTGTGAGCTCTTCGATACTCATTAATTTGTTGATCGATCCTCGTCAGTGGAATACCAGTAATTGCTTTAATGCGATTATTACCTAAACCGCTCTCGTAGAGTTTCCTAATCTTCGCTTCATCATCAGTGATATTTAGCCTTTTAAGCTCAGAACGAATTTTATTAATTGCTCTCTGCTTTCTCGAGACATCTGAAGATTCGATTCGCTCACGAAATTTAATAATTTCCTTCATTCTCCAGTCATTAGGTGATAAGACATCATCAATTTTTTCTTTTGATGATCCCCACTCACTTATTCCAGAATCGTTATACCTTGCACTGAGTGAATCCATTGCCGCCCGTAAATTATCAGTTATGCAATTCATTTAATTGTGTCACCTCGATTTCTACACGTGGATTGTCTGAGTAATACTTGTGTGCTACTAGATCGACTATCTGATTATCGTCTTCCCACAGAAGCCCATTTAAGCCATCCAAAGTAGATTTAATGTAATTATCCGTGTCGGGCTTTACAACAGGTCTGTGGCTACCTGACAAGCGCAATGCACGCTCTTTTTTTGATAGGCTCGATTGCACATGACGAAAGAAGTTCAATTCAACCTTGAGCGGACCAGTTAACGGCGCTTGTTTGTATTGAAACTTGCACATCATTGCTAGTTGCTTCTTATACACTGACACCTTCTTAGGATCATATAAGCGAATACCTCGTCCCATCCTGGTTGCCCTCGGCCTTGCCTGCTCAACTGGTTCAATTTCAAAAACGAGTTTCACTTCTTAATCCTTTCGTGAGTGCTGTCTACTTTAATCGTCGTTACCACTCCCAGCACAAAGCCAATTGCTCCAGTTGCCGTGATTGCTAGTAAGTCATATATGCTCATTTGCATCCCTCCAAATCTTGCACGGCATTGTCGTTTCACCGCCAAATCGCATTAATTCCAGTTTTTCAAGCGGATAACGATATACATTCCACCAATCAGGGCTGTACACCTGTACATGAAAATTTAGAATGGCGTCGTTTTCGTTCAGAATTTGTCTAAACTTTTTGACAGCTTCTTTCTTCGTGTTAGCAGCTACCATGTACTCTTCTACGCAATCATCACGGACATAATCCTTTGATTGAAACATGTACAGGTACATCATTACCACCCTTCCCTCATTCGTCCTGCAATGAACGCCAGGATAATTACTAACACTACTGGCAGCAGTACCCAGCCACCAGCAAACTTCATCGTCACTACTGCAATCAGCGCAATCGCAAACCACAGCACCGCATACAACACACTATCCATTAGTCCAACTCACTCGCTTTCACTTCAACCACCGGTGGAAACATCTGATCCACCTCTGCTACTTGTGCGGTCTGCTTCAAGGCGTTAACGCTGATGACCTCGCACAGTTTGCCTTTGTAATGCACGTTAGCGTTAGCCTCGTACAGGGCTTTTAGTCGTTAAAACTTCATACGCATTTCTCCTTGCCATCTTAGCGCACTCATGCTTAATCCTGACTGCTTCATCGAGCTTCTTTTTCCCAACAGGCTCACTCAACAAGCTTTCAAACTTCTTTCGGTCAAACGGTACTTGGTATTCTTCGCCTCGTTCATCAAGACACCCAAGATAATACACAGCTACACGCAGGTTAGACTTAACAGACCCGCTAGCTTTGTAGTAAACAACACCATCATCGCCAATGAATTTATCTTCGGGTAAAACTTCTAGTCGCTTAATCGTGGAAGCCCATTTTCTTCTAGCTTCTGTTATCATTTGTTCCACCTCACTTTGGTATTGGATCCATGCTGTCATCTGGCATTACATATCCATGCTGAATACGTGGATCAGGATTTTTAGTCGGTTTAGGATCTTCTTGATTAAACCAATCTGGCGTAGGTTCTTTAGACTTGCGCTTCGGCATTTCCTCGTTCAGGTATCCCTCGATTTTAGATACTCTAAACAACGTTTCCGGTCGCAAGTAGTTGTCCCCAAGTTGACCGTTACTAAAGGTATTCCCATGCCATTGAGCATACTTAACGTCAATGATGTGTTTAAGGTCATCAACCGTGTAACCGTCTTTCAGGCGAGGGTCAATTACTCGCTTATTGCCATCAGCGTTAGGTTTAAACCGTTTACCCGTTTTCTTATTCAGATAATCAATAACTTCTTTCCGCTGTGCGGATAGGTGGGGTGGCTGTGCCGACCCTTTATTACTCTTATCTGTATTATTATCTTGTATTACTCTATATGTATTATTACCTTCACAATTTTCTAAATACCCCCCTTTAGTTTTCTTAATAGGTGATTTAGTTTTCTTAATACCCCCATTTAATTTATTAACTACCCTAATTAATCTGCTAACTACCTGCTTACCATTCTTTTCATAAGAAATTTGAAGGTATCCTCTATCACTTAATGAGTTAATTATTTGTGATACTCGACTAGCGGTCATTCCAAAGAATTCTGCAAAGTGATTATTGCTTGCATAACATCCGTTATCTCCGTCAAGACTTTCTATCTCTGCCATAAAAGTAACTTCGACTATTGATAGGTTTTCATCTAGCCAGTATTTTTTAGGAATCCAAACGCCATTAAATGTTCTATTAACGTTTTTAACTTTGCGCTTCGGCATAATCTATCCTCCCTAGATGAAGTTCTTTGGCTAACTCGGGCGTTACCTTGATCGGTTTCAAATGGTATCGCTGCATAAAGCTCTTGATTCCCATTGCGTGTCTAATTGTGTGGTGTACCCGACATAGCGGTTCAATATACATTCCAGTGTGATTGATTGTATTTCGATTACGTCCCATTCCAACGGTTGTTACATGGTCAATATCCGCATGCTCTTTTAAGCAGATGGCACATCTCTTATGCCGAATACACATGGCAACTCGTGGGAAATCGCTTGGCAGTGAATCCCAGATTTTAGTTCTAAACGGAATATCTTCGTGGAACATGAAATCTAAGATAGTCGTAATCATGTAACTAGCGGTTGTAACGGAACAGTTCGACAAGCTAAATGGTTCAACGTTGAAAATTCCTTCAACCATGCTTTTGAAGTACGCCTTGGCTTCCTCCGGAATATATCCGGTGTAAGCACAGAAGTCATTAATCAAAGCATAGATTTTCTTACGTTGGTCTGGTGTGATATGCCGGCCATCTTCGACTGACAGCTCGACTGTGGGTTGTTTGCCGTTAGCTAAGGTAGTTAAACGATCAATGCTTAACTCGTCATCTAGCGTAATCTGCACGGTATTACCGGACGTACTTATTAACTTGCCGTACAATCACATCACCCCGCTTGTTCCTCCTGTTGCATTTGCTTAGCCGACTTGAGCATGCTTTCTACTAAGCCGATTGATTTCTTTAAGTAGTCATTCTTCGATAGCTGTTTATTACTCTGATCGCTTTCCATAATGCCTTTCACATCCTTATTTACTGCATCAAAGCTTGAACCGGCTATCTTAGCATATTTATTAACTAACGTCTTATAACGGTTAGCATTGACAGTAAGGTTGTTACCTTGCTGTTTGCTTGATGGCTTGCTAGTTTGCCGTTGTTGATTCTGCTGATGATATTCACTAGTATCGGCATCCTTAGTATCATCAATTAGGAACAAGCCATTAAGAGCGTACTTACGGGCATAACTAGAAGCTGTCCCAGTAATTTGACTGTCATCCATTCCCTTCTTACTTACTGATTCTCGAGCATACCCGGTTACCGTTGTTTCTTTGCCGTCCTTATCAGTAAACTTTGCTGTCGCCTTAATATAATGCCAATCGCCAACCAACACCGGTTCATCGGTAAGGCTTAGATTATCACCATACTTTTTCAGTAATGGCTTAGCCGCTTTGAGAATATCGTCGTTTGAACGGTAAGCATAATGACCAAACTTGTTAAATTGGCTTTTAGGAGCTTTAAGTTCAAATTGTATTTGCGATAATGTCATTACTAATCCTCCTTCGTTACCCATGAGCCTTTTTCGTTCTTGTGTTTAATTTCAATCTTTGATGGTTTAGTAACTACTTTTACATCATCGACCAATTCTCCATCGCTATTAACAACGTGCTCACCATCTGGAGAGGACAACGTTTTCTTTAAATCACCCCAGCGGAGCTTATCTTCTTCAACGTGTTTAACGAATTCTGTACCCTTATACCGATTAACTAGGGCTTGTTCGTCAGCTACTTGTAAGCTGGTCGATGGCTTGCTTTGAACAATTCTTCCAAACGGTGAATCCTTGAACTCCCAATTAGGATCCTCGTCAATCTGTTCTTGTGCATACTGCATAGCAATCGATTTGAAGTTATCTAGCTCAGCTTGCAGGTCCTTGATTTGTTGCTGATAAAATTCGATTGACTTTTCCATCATCTTTTTCTTGCCAGCAATTTCTTGTCGAACTTGCTCTGCCTTTTGAAATGTCCAAATTAGTCCTTGCTTATCTTCAATTTGATAACGTTTTGGTTGTTGCTCTTTTACTTCTTGGTCTTTTTCAATAGCGTTAGTCTTCATCATCGTCAGCCTTTCTCATTGCGTCGTAAGTGTCCTTACTGTAATAGTTGCCATCTTCAACGACTACTTCGTCTAAGTGAAGTGGGTCGTTATCGGGGTCAAGATACTTCTTTTCTGCTTTTTCTAATTCTTTTTCGTTATTCATTAAGCCCACCCCATTTCTTCGCACAAATGGTCGTTGAGGATTTCTTTCATAGCAAAATATGCCATTGCATCATTGACTTCATTAACATGTAAACAATGAGGATTGGTAGTGTCTAACACCATCATGTCTAGTCCTTCCATGCATCCTTTGTAATAAGCTGTCATTGCAGGTGTTTCTTTTTCCATAATTTTCATTTATAATTACCTCGTAAGTTAAAAATCTAAGTTACTTATTTTGAGCGTCAGTGTTTGCGGCACTGTCGCTCTTTTTTTGTGACCAGTGATATAACGTTTCTGCTAGTTCAAAGAAGATGTACATGAATGATACAAACATTCCTAGTTCATCTCCCCAGCTGTAGCAGTAACAGAAGAATCCGGTTGCTAATACTAGAATCAATTTCTTCATGATTGTCACCTTCTTTCTTTGATATAATTCACACCTGAAAGGTGGTGAAACTTATGGGTGTAAAAAACAAGATTTATTTAGCATCCATAGTTGTTTCTTTCATTTCTGTTTTTGTGTCTTATTTGTTAGGTCAATTAGCAGCAAACAAAAAGTTCAAAAGGGATCAACGGTATCTTCGATATAACTCTCTATATATTCCATTGATGGAAATGCTATATAAGCAAAGGATTGGAAAATATGACTTTTACAACTTGCTGGTGTTTGATAAGTTCCAGCCATTTGAAAAGCTGTTAATAAATAACGTTCAATTCATGGGGAAAAAGTCGGCCAAGAAATTGTATTTCATAGTTCATCAAGGTAAATCGGCGGTTATCAAGCAAAATAGCCATAACCTTGAGTTGTTATCCAAAGGTCAAACGCTTGAGCCATTGTCTCCAGAAGCCCAGGATGCCATTAATGAGTACAATGCACTTATAGAGCAATTATTATTGGAGGCAGAAAAGTTAGCAAAGCAGCTAAAATTAGACCCCATTTCAGAACCTTTGAGGCTTGCTCTCCAAAAGGATCAAAATTGTCAAAGTAAATAATTCCTAAAGCCATAAGTGGCGCAAAAATACTCAGAATTTGTAGATATAATG